GTATTGGTTTTTGTAGTGAAAGGTTTCTGGAATGGTCAAGGCTGATATGAAAGTCGCCATGTTTGACTCCCCGTTTGTGGGGGGGCGTGTGGAATTGTGGTTTTGTCCTCACGGTGAACATGCTGTGCGAACTTAAGAAAGCCCCTAGGTAAATACCTAGGGGCTTTCTTATGCCGTCATATCATGCGAATACAAGGTACCACATTGATTTGTCGGCTGGGGCGAGTGCGACGTACCTAGTGGCTCCTGAGCCGCCTATGTAGTGTGCCCAAATGTATCCGTCTGCGATCACACCACCTTCGGACAAATTGACTGTCTGCCCGTAATGGTATTGGGCTACGACTTGTGCTGAGGTGGACGGTGCCGAGCGCACGTTGAGTACGTCAACGTTGACTTTGTAGGTGCGTGGAATAATGGTTACATTGTTGTTTGCTGGTGCCGGTGCCGGTGCGCTTGCCGTGCGTGGGTGGAAGTAACCGATAATGCCGTTCTTGCTGATCGTCACGTATTCGGCCTTGTTCGGGTTTTGCGACATGGTTTCCAAGGTGCCGTTGCCGTTGTCTCGAACGACAATGGCGACATGGTTCATGCCTGCGCCGTTCCAAAATGCCACGTCACCGTAAACCGGCGTATAGTCGGCACCCTCTCGGCTGAATGTGTCCTGTAGAGCACGGGAGCGGTCATATCGTGCGGTGTAGACGCTTGCGGCGTATCCGTCTACGGTGTTGGTGTCGGTTGCTGGAATGCCGTACACGTTTCGCGCGTAGCTGCTCCAAAGGTCCCAGCATTGTCCGCCGTACGCGCCGTCCATGTCTACAACCTGTCCGTTTACTGAGTTCATCCATTCAGAGATGTTCATGTTAGTTTTCCTTCTTGTGTTTGGGGGGGTTGTTTTGTGCGAATACGCTCATGAATGGTGCGTCCGCTAGTTCGGGGTTGATGGCGGTAATGTTTTCCAGGATGGAGGTGAGTTCGATCAGGCTAACGCCGCCTACGGTGCATACGAATACGCTGACCGGCAATCCGAGATCTACGTGTAGGTTGATCATGTCCACAAAATAGGCGACTAGGATGAGCATAAGGTAGGCGAACTTATGCCATAACCCTTGTCGCATTTTGTGTGAGCTGAGCGTATCATTTAAAATGGCTTTTGCAACGCCGGTCACGTAGTCCACAATGATAAAAAAGACTACCGCGAACACACACCATACGTCGGTTGCTGTCATTGTCATATATTATTCTCCTTATTTTCCTAACAGTTCACCTATGATCAGTCCAAAATCGGCCTTTACCTGCGAATCGTCAAACCTTATTTTACCTAGTCGATAGCCGGTGGTGAGTCGTCGTATGATATCGTCTGATTTTTTGACGTACCAAGTGTGTTCGTCTACATGGTTGGGGTCTAACGTGTAGACGGGTCTAGTGTTGTCTTTGGGGATGCGTCGTGAAACGTGTTGTGAAACACGTCCGTCACGTTCGGACATGGAAACCCAAATACCGAAACGCGCATAGTCCGTAGTGTCCAGCACGTAGGAGAGTTCGCCGTCGCTCGGTATTGGCGCTAGCAACGTGTCCGATTCATCACGGAACTTGTTTTTGATCGCATAATCCGCATAATCGCCATCGTATTGTTCCAAGAATCTGCCAAATTTCGACTGTGCGACTTTTGCCGAGAATCCGCCATAGTCAGCCAGTTCGAGACAAACGAATCCCCCGCAGTAGAGTTTGTATTGTTGCTGGTTTTGCTGTTGTGCTCCAATGTCCAGCCGGTATTTCGCGAAATATGGGTTAGCTTTTTGCACTGCATTAGACAAGAATAGTACTTTTGTTCTATCCTGCCACCTGTCTACCGTATTATAGAACTCGCTGAACGAATTTACTTCATTGCTGAGGAACCGTAGGTTGTCTGGAAAAATCTCGTCAAAAATAATGAGATGCACTTTAGGATAGGCGACTGACTTCAAGCCGCCCGCCTGTGAGAGTGCGACGAAATAACAGCATGTGCGCCAGTCCTTTTCATCCCATGAAGTCTTATGAATCTGCCCCTTTTCGCCATTTACTCGAAACTCGTAGGATGGGAAGAACTCTTGAATATCCTTGAAGAATGTCTCTTTTCGATGCTGTTCCACGTCGGTACGCCTGAGATAGATGAACTCGTGACCATGCTTGATGTATTCCTTGATGCCGTATCGTTTGGCGGCGAACGTTTTGCCGAGGCCGCGTGCGCCGATCACGAAATTCCATGACGCGTTTCGGGTGAGCAGATTATGCAGATCATAGTAATCATCTTCAGCCAATGTCTGTAATGCCATGTCTGCTCACCTCCACTATAAACAATGGGGAGCGTAGCGTCATGACCACCGTTGCGCTCCCCTATTGGTTACGAGTCGGCTCAAGGGAAGTCATCACATGCCGACGTGTTCTATTATATCACATGTTTAGAATGCGGGCGGATTCGATTTTCCATCCCACACGCTGAGTAGAGAGTACGCCTGATTGTAGCGATTCGTGTACGGCTGGAATGGGTAGGTGGCGAGAATATTGGCCTTGAGCTGTGCGAGGTTTGACGCTTTCGGTATCTTGAGCGCGTTCGCGGGGGACTGGTGGTATGCAGTGACCCACAGTATTTGCATTTTATCATCGTCGTACTGCTGCGGGTATCCGGCGTAATCTTCGGCAAACTGTTTGCGCTGTCCCTCATGGGATTCACTTCGTGCCGCCCATGTCCGGAAGGCCGTCGCTTCCGCCTGGGTGAGGTTTCTTGTAAAATCCCCTCCGCTCTCCATTAATGCGGCGATCTGCGGGGCGGCGTTTTTGAATGCCGCGTAGCCGGTTGGGTCTGCCGCTTTCATGGCATTCAACACTTGCAAACGTCTGCCGAAGCTCCATTGGGCAATGCCAACACCCTGCAAGTTGGCCGCTTCTACTGCATCCCAGCGCAAACCGGCTTCAACTGTGCCAATCACGTATAAGGCGTACGAGTTTTCCGGTGACGTCGAGCTTGACGGGTGCCCTTGTCCTTGCGAGTCGGACGGTTGCGGTTGTGACGCTTTTTCCGAAAAATTATTGGCGGTGGTCTTGTAAAAGATACGGGTTCGTACTCCGCCGTTATCAGTCTCATGCAGATACAGGTTGTCGCCCTGCCAATGGATCCATGCCCCGCCCCGTTTCGTGCCTGGGTTCCCCTGATTGTTGTCACCGGTGGGATTATCCACGTCCGGCTTAGGCATGGTACGGGGATGTAAGTAGCCTAACAGTCCGTCGATCGGAAACCATTTGAGCGCGCTTGCGTCAGGATTCTGTGTGATCACGTAGACATTCCCATCCTTCACGCCGTCGCCCGCAACTATCGCCACATGAGTGTAGGGAGTGTAGGTGGCGTACCCCCATATTGCCACGTCCCCTGCTACTGGCGAGTACCCGTCCGCTGGAATGCGCTCGTACACCTGTTCGCACCGCGTGGACACGGGATATGACGTATATAAGCCGCCCGCATAACCGGTAGGGGTAATACAGTCTTGGATGCTCATACCGTACATGTCCATACTGTATTTTGCCCATAAGTCCCAGCATTGCGCGCCATACGCCCCGTCCATGTCCCAAAAACGGTTTTTCGTCTGGTCAATCCATTGCGCAAAAGTAATAGCCATATCACCATTATAGGCGATATGGCTATCATTTTAAGGCATTAGGATTATTACCACGCTACAGTAAAACCGCCCCCCATCAGACCGTTGGGGGAACCATGGGCACCGGTTGTGGTGTATGGTTGGATGCCGAACGTGCCGCTAACATGATCGTCAGACCCCAACACCTTAAACAGGGTGGCCTCGTTCGCACCGTTGGATGCCATGAGTGCCCATGCGTCCGGCTCGTTGGTGGTGTCCTTGTCGCGTTCCGCCCATTTAGGTAGAGCGTTTTTAACGTCCACGAAATTGGCGGCAGTGACGTTACTGGCGAGATGCCAGCCGAACGTCAGAAGCCCCCCCGAAGCGTTGACGGTGAACAGTGCGAGAGTGTTGGTCGAGTCGCGCCACGAAAACGACTCCGTACGCCCCGTGTAGTTATGATTGATGTAATCAAGCATGTAGCTTACGATTACGTTGGTTCCGTCCGCGTTTGGGTGTATGTCGCCGGTGGGGAAATAGGTGTTATTGCCTAGATTCCATGTCCAAGCCCATGGCACCGCTTCCACGCCGACCTCTCGGGCGGCGGAAATACAGGATGCGGAATTGTACCGCCAATAATTTGATACTGGCGTCCAGTCCCATAGCATGGGTACTACAATGATTCGAGCGTTTGGAAACTCGCGTTTAACTCCCTCGTATAGGCTTGCTGCGGCGGTGCGCAATGTGCCCGAATACCCATCGTTGGTGTTGCGGCTTCCTGCGATCACCACTAAGCCGACTTCATTGTGGTTGTAGCTGATGTCCGCTTTTGCGTTGTTGAGTTCGCTTTGAAAGGTGGTGTTTGGCGCGGTGTAGCCGGCTCCTGTGATGCAGTAATTGTGTAGCAGGCTGTCTTCGCCCAGTCGGGTATTAAGTACGGTCGGCCACTCTCGTGTCTTATCCGTATTTGTGCCGTACGAGTCTCCAAAAGTGACCAAGTGCCCGTTAGTGCGTGAGAGAGATCTAAGGATTCGAGCGATAGCGTCGTTTGCGATGGTTGCGTCCGTTCCCGCTTTGTCCCACTTGGTTTTATTGGCGGTGGCGTGCGCTGCGGTGTCCGCGCCGAGTGCGGTGAGAATCGCCGTATTGGAATTGGCTTTTTGAGTGGCGGTGGCGGCGTCTGCCAGTGCTTCGATAGCGTCCGTACCCGCTTTATCCCATTTCGTCTTATTGGCGGTGGCGTGAGCGGTGGTGTCTGCGCCGAGCGCGGTAAGAATGGCGCTATTGTTGTCGGCCTTGATTGCTGCGGCGGTCACGTCCGTAGCCGCTTTATCCCATTTGGTTTTCGCAGCGGTGGCATTATCCACCGTGTTATCCACAAGCAACGCTTTCATGACCGCTTCATCATGCGTTTCTCGGGCTTCCACGCCTTCAATGCGGTTCAGGTGTTTTTCGAGAGTATCGTCAATGGTGCGCATCGAACCGTTGTAGCCGTCCCTCAGGTCGGCGGGGTCACCGTCCCCGTACAGGTTCAAGCCATAATTATCAGTCTTGGTGTAAGTGGTCCTCATTTTTACAGCTACTTTCATTTGATCAATATAACTATTTTTCTGTCACAATGTTGCCATGCAGACTCAGTTGGTAATTGCTTGTTTTTTCGTAGACGGTTCCCATCAGTCAACTCCCTTAGATTCTCTGACAAGAATTTCGAGCTGGTGAATTTTTTGATCCAAGATACGCATGGAATCATTATAGCCGTCTCGCAAGTCCATGGGCGTATCGTCTGTATAAAGGGGTAGTGCGAGGTGTGGTGTCCTCTCGTATGTGTCATTGTTCATTGTTGTTCGCTCTTTCTCGTGGGGTGACTCTCGGCCCTTCGTTCCCGAAAATATCATGATTGCCCAATACTGCCCATGTGATGCAATCATGTTGCGCGGCCTGAGCTGCGGTCATGGTTGCCATCTGATCCACCCGTGCGCCGAACACGGCCAACTCGCGGTACATGTCTCGATTCGTGTTTTTAGAGTCTTCATATTTGCCGCGCGTCGGATTATATGTAAGATCCGAATCCTCGTATTGGCCGACCTGCTTTTCCAAATCATCCAAGGTTTCGTTGATGCGCTCGAACTGCTCGCCGAAACCGGCTACCAACTGTTTGATGGCGTCAATGTCGGCGTTTTCGTCCTTGGCGAGATTGTCCAGCTGTTCCCTGAGCTGGTCTAAATGCTCGGCCACCTCCTGCACATACCCCAATACGGTCAACGTGTCACGGTATGAGAATGGCTGAACCGTCGTGAAATACCGTTGTCGCGGGTCGATATCCAACGGTGCGGCACACATGTTAATTCCGTCCATAATACTCCAATCTGTCTGTATCCAGTATACTCTAGTGGCCGAGATTATAGGCGAGTGACGTGGAATACAATTGTGGTACGTTGGTCATATTGTCACCACTGCCCCACATGCCCAAAAATAAGTCTTCCAACGAATTAATTACCATCATGTCAATATTGAGCATGGTGTTACGCCAGTCCTGCAAGAGCTGTGATTGTGACCCGCTGGTTCCGATCGTATGCGATACGCTATTACCCTTGTCCGAAGAGTGCGCGTAATCCGTGTTGCTGGTACTGGACGCGGTGGCCGAGCTTTCCTGCTGCGTGCTGGTATGCGTATTGCCTAGCGAGTCTGTCTGCGAAGCGCTCGTGGCAAACTGTTTAAAATCGTCAATACGAGTCTGCGGAAACTCGCTGTTGAACGTCATGCTGGAATTGTCCGCCTTGGTGTCGGACGTACTGTTTGCCGTGGACTCGTTCGACTGCGTGCCCGAAGATCTGCCCGAAGATTCGTTGATGCTGGTCGAGTCCATGGTCTGATTGACGTCTGACGTGATGAAAGGGTCGAACTTGCGTTGTGCAGATAAATATAATTGGTTGAAATAGTCCATTTGTTCGCGCATGGTACGCCCAAGGTAAAAAATGAACATTTGCGGGGTTTCGCTGCCGATTTCGCGTAGTGCGTAGTGTGCTACGATTTTTTCGTTCAATTTCGCGCGATATGCTTCGTCGAAAATCGGATAATATTGCGAACTCAAATGTAGTTTTTCGTCCGTGTTGAATCCACGGTCGATAAGATTACCCAACGTCAACGTATAATCGGCCATGCTGTCTTTGATGGCGTACATGCTCAAATCTTGTGCCATTATTCTTCCTCCTTGTTGCCTTCCACATCCAGCAAACCACCGCTGGTGGTGTCGTTCCATTCGATGCCGATAGGGTATCCCGAGTCAGCCATTTGCGGCCACAATCGGTTAATCGTATCGCACGCCTGCTGACGGGATTTCAGATAGCTCAGGCGAAACACGTTCGTACGGCTGTTTCCAGCCGTCACTTCCGACTCAAGCAACCGTTCCTTCTTTTCCGTCGTGCTGTTATCAATGCCCAGATAGTTGACAAGTTCATTCCATATTTGCGTTTTCGTCGTGATGATTTTGTCCGCCAAAAACGGGGTGACGTTGGGGAATGTCTGGAACATGCCGGTAATGTCCGCAGAATCATACGCGTAAATGTACGGATCGCCGTCTTCTCGCGCTTTCATGAGATTCTGGGCGGTGAGCTTGTTGGTTTCGGATGTGGCGATAATCAATGGAACGCTGATATTATCCAGATTCACATCCAAAGCACGGTCTGCGACAGCCAATCGCGTGGCATAATTCCACATGACATCAATCATCGTACACCTTAATTGATTATCCCAAATCGGTACGCACTTTTTCGAGCCAATCTGAGGGTGCGAATAATTGGTTGCCACCGGCTGAAAGCTGGTCGGGTTATTGTAATTATTCACACCGCCAATATTGCCGGACGTGACCATAAAACGGTTTACCCCCTTGCGCTTGTCGGGGAAAAACAAGGCTAAGCCGTTCTCAAAAAGGGTCAATTCCAAATATCTTTCATCGATATATGGCGGTAGATTCACCCATTTGAATCGGCTTACTGCCAGCATTTCAATAAGTTTCATGTATTGGTTGATTCGCAATGATTGCCGCATTTCGGGTAGATTCAGGTTGCCCCACATAGAGCCTAAAACGCTTTGGTTGTCCCAGTGTGCGGCCTTGCGTGCGTTATTGCGTTTACCCATGATCACCGTCCTAAACATAATGGAGAGAGTTTTCTTGACTCTCTCCATTATATCTAGTATGCGATACCACTTAAAGGCACGTTATCCGCGTAATCGGTGACACCAATCTTATCGGGGTCAGTCCACACCGTCACACCACTTTCAAAAATACCCTTGACCGTCAACCGGTACTCTTCTGGACACGTCGAGCTACGCACATACAGTTCATGCAGTTTCCAGTAAGTGAAATTGGACATTGCCATGAGATTCTCCGGCAGCTTCATAAACCTTTGTACATAGTACCCGTACCTTAACCATATTTCCCCAATCGCCTGCATGGCTGCAGGCGGTATCTGCCTGAACCGTACCATGACACCAATCAGACCGTTAGCCAGATTGAAGGCGTCACCACCCAATGCGCCGGACGTCGTAGGTGGTACGGTCTGGGTCTGTTGCACTTGGGCGTTGATACCTGCGATCGTGTTTTCGTAATCGCCTTGCGCCGTGGCCTGAGCCAATTGCCTGTTCATGTCCGCGAGTTGCATGGTTTGCTGATTGGACAGATTCGTTTGCGCGAGACTGTAGGCGTTGGCCTGTGAGGTGCTGGCATTGTTGGTGGTCTGTGTGTTTGCCAATTGCTGGTTGGCGGTTGAGACGTTATTATTGTAGGTTTGCTGGTTCGTCCATGCGCCTATCGCGGTGCCCGCTATAGCACCGGCCACACCTCCTATATTACCGGTGACGGCGGAACCGACCGCGTTTGCCACACCCGACCCGATAGTGTTGAGCTGTGCCATTTGATTGTTGAATCCAAGGTTTTTCAACGTCAGATCGGCGCCCATCTGCGCACTCTGGTTGCTGATCGCGTTCATGGCGTTCCGGTTCGACGCGCCGAGCCGGTTTTGCGCACTTGCGTACTGGGTACCGAGCAGGGCTTGCGCGTAAGCGTTGTTGATGCCCATTTGGGTTTTCTGATACCCCCAGTCCGCACTTTGCTGAGCATATTGGCGCGTGTAGGCGCTGTTCGCAAGCGCGAGGGCACTACCGTTATTCACGGCCATGAAGGTTGGGAAATTGGTTATGCCAAAACTCGCGTTGAGCATTTCACCCGTATCGATGGGCAATCCTTTGCCGTCCGGTAGTGGTTGGCGTTCGCCTAGGTTTCCTGCATGATAACCCCTCGCATAAAAGTTCAGGCGGGGTGAGGGGGGCGCGTAATTCCATGATTCACGGATGATCAGATCAGCCGATGGGATCTGCTCAGGCTCATACGTGATCACGGTTCCGTTAAGGCACGAACATTCGATATAGGCGTAAGGGGCGGTGAGAAACTTTTTCAGGTACTTGTAACGTTCGGGCAGATTAAAGGTGTCTCGGAAATTCTTCAAGCTGATAATATCCGTGTAGCGGGCGTCGCTATTGTCGTTTCGTGTGCGTAGCTCCCAGCAATTGCCAATGAAACCGACCGAATGCCCGAAGATTTCCGTCTTTTTCGGCTGACCGTCCAATAACGCTTGCGGCAGATGGGGCACCGCATAAATGCCGCAAATACCTTGCGTCACCCATGGCGCATCCATCCCCTCGGTAAAGAATGCGACAATATCGGCGGGAGTATCCAAATAATACATGCTAGTGCCATTCAACTGACTCTCAAAAGCGCTACCGGTGGCAGTGTTGACCGTTGGATTATCCTTCGTACCCGTGTCCGCTTCCAGATCGGTGGTGCTCACAATAATCAGCCCGTAGGACGTGTATTTCACGCCATCGTGAGTGCCTACATCCATAAGCGGCTTCCATGATTCATTCGTGAGTACGGTGCATTTGCCGGTGTCGAGTCCTTCGGGCAGATCGAGGTAGGTTTTACCCCAGTCCTTCCAGGCGTTTTCGTTCGCAACCCCCACATGCCCTCGTTCCACGTAGGCGTTACCGAGCTGGATATCATGCTGAAAAGACTGCCATACATCCAACTGGATATTCAACTGTGTGGTGTTGGCGTTTACGTAGTCGCATGTCTGGACGAAATAATACCAACTACGGGGAGTGTCGAAATCATAATCGTTCGTCGCAATCAAATAATTGTATCGTGACGCTTGCGCGAACGGAACCGGTAGTCGCACCGGCAACCCATACTTGCTCATGGTGCAATTCGTGAACTCGATGCCCTGCAGTCGGTTGAAATACTCTTGCTGGGCCTGTCTGTCCCATTTGACTATATCCCTGTAGCTCATGTCCCACGGCACGTTACAGAGCTTGAATCTGGTGTTTGGCGTCCATTTTGCATAGCTGAAATTGATGGACAGATCGTTTGCGCTCATAAAGTCCTCCTAAAATAATAGGTGTGAATAAAGTCTATCCACACCTATTTTACCGGCTATTGACTAATATCAGGCCGAAACGGTAATCTGTGCAACGCCAGTTTCCCCAGCAAACTTTGCGGTGACGTTGGCAGCGCCTGCGTCGGTTCCGGTCAGTACGCCATTTGGGGTGATGGTTGCGTGCCGGTCTACCGACCACATGGCGAGATTGGTCACGTCCGCCTTATTGCCGTCAGTCTTGGTGGCAATAGCCTTGAGCGCGGTATGGCCGTTGACCTTGACCGTCTTTCCACCCTGAATCTCAATTGATTCAATGGCTCCAGTCTTCCAACCTCCCAGCCATTCGCCCACCACTGGCACGGACAGTGCGGCGGAAACCGTCTGATCGATCTCAGGCGTGGCCGGATTGATGTAGGTGGCCTGAGCCGTGACCTTGAGGGATTCGGCGGTTTCGTCAAGGCCGCACCGAAGGATACCGTCGTTATCGATGGCGGTAAATTGCGAGGTTGCGCCCTCAACCTTGTATTCGATGCCGACCGGCTGGAACGAGGCCTCGGCCTTATTTGCGCTCGTAATTTCGGACGCCACCTGCACCAAATCACCGCGCGACACGTTTTGGGGGGTGATGGAGGGCTGACCGTACTTCATGACGCGCAAGGTAAATCCCGGCTTCGAGGTGGTGAGCGTATCCGGCAATGTCACGGACTCGCTGGAACCTTCGCCCGTCCAAAACAGCACGGCATTAGCAAACGGGTTAGGGGTAATCGAACCGCGATGCTTGTAGAAAATGTTGCGAGTGCCGTCAATCGGGTTCACTGGGGAGTTCGTGGTTTCCAACATTTCATCCCAGCAGAAAAAGAAGTCTTCGGTGGTCAGCACGGCCTGAACCTTGCCGCCGGCACCGCCAATGCCGAACATGTCTTCGGGGATAGGAATAATGCGATACGGGACATTAACCTTGTCGATGTTGAACGCGGCGGCGAGGGCTTCGACGTTGAGTGCTGCGATCACCTGAGGGGTTGCAAAAAGGATTGCTTCCGAGTCGCGCCATGGGGTGACCCAGCTCATGGCGTTATAGCGTGGCATGGCTGACATTGGGCTAGCCTTGAGTTCGTTCGCAGTCTGCTGGATGAGACGTAGCAATCCTTTTGCGTCCGCTTCCGTGGAATCGGCCGCGCCCACGTCCGCCGTATGGACTCGATAAAAACCGCCCTTACGTGCATATTCTGCGAAACACTGGGTTTTCATAACATACATATCGTTCCTATCCGAGAGGATAGGCGCGTTCATGATCTCGGAAATATAATCGGACATGCCACTTTCGCCGTCGAACGCCGTGAGCAAGGCATCTTCCGGAATAGTGACCGGATAGTAATGGTCGAACGTAAGTGGATGGAATACAGATGTGGTCGGGAGCGAGTAGCGGCCATACACGTCATCACCCAAGTACTCCTTGTTAAAATTACGGGTTCGTGCCTTGACCAAACCGACTGCGGCCTGTTCGTAAGTAGAGCCGTAACGCTTCAAGGTGCGGGGTGAGCCGATAAGCTTCAACGGGTCATCCCAATCAGCGTGCTGAATGTACAGACCGATAAGACGCTGAATCAGCACACCGGTAAATTCATCACGCAAATATGGGAAATTGCGCATGGTGTCCACCGCGTTGCGAATATTGCCTTGCGTAGCGCTTGGAATACGAGTCTGGAACTGGGGAGAGGTGGCGTTGCGCACGGCGTTGAAAATCTCAACATCACCCTTACCGGCCAATGGTCGAATATTGGACATTATCTATACCTTTCTTATTTAGTCGAACAAATCTTCGATGGAATCGCCGTCGCCGTCGCCGTCATTATCATTGTCGGACGGGGTAAGGTCATTATAGCCTAGCGTATCCATCATGGCCTTGAGTGCGGCCAATTCCTTTTCGATGCCGTCAAGTCGCACGCTTACGTCCGGCTCCTGTTTCGGTTCCGGTTCCGGTTCTTTCGGCTTGACTTCATCGTCCACGGTTTCGGTCTGCCGTTCCTCTTCGGTCGGCGGTGGGGTAGTGTTTTCCTCGCCGTCATTATTCGGGTCTGCCATACAAAACTCCTTACGTCGGTAGTGTTTCCGCTAAAATTATATCATATGGCGAGAAAATAAATGACCCCGCAATCACGCGGGGTCTAGCCGTCCTATCAGAGCGCAAAGGTGATAATCGTAGGGCGCTACCGCCACGATAGCAAATCACGGTCGGCGGCATTCTCAGCCGAGGCAGTCCAACCTGTGTCATTCCCAGTCGAAAATCGACGCTCACAAGACAATATATATTATAGCATAACCATTGTCCCGTAATCATCCTGCACCTGTATGCCATGGCGGAATTGCTCATACGGGATAGGCTGTGAAAACATGTTGCCCGCCATACAAACGTCAACGTCACCGTCATCACGCCACCCCTGATACCGGTTCATCCCCAATATCGTAAGCTTTTCGTATCGTGCGGCGATTTTCCACTTTCCAAGCTCGGTCGGATGTATCTCGCATGATCGCACGGGCTCCCAACCGGATAGGATGCACCCATCCGTGTTCGCGTACAAGAGTCGGTCTGCGTTTGCATGACAAACGTCCATAAGTTTGCGACGCGCATAAGCGTTGACCCATACGGGCACGGGGAGAAAGTCGGTTTTCAAATTCGATTCCTCACGCTGCGCAATATCCCAGTCGAGGGTGATACCGTCTCGCGAGAGTGGAAGCATGACGGCACCTTTGGGTAGACTCGCCATTTTCCCCACAAGCGCGTTCATAATCAGTTTTGCCATCTGTCGTTTCTCACCCGTCGCCTTCTGTTTTAGTTCGCCCCATTCATCGATGAACGAACGAAAAAAGCCCTTACTTCGGCGGAACTTCCATCCCCTTACGTGCCGATATATGCTCACCTCATAATTCTCGTAGAGCAGTTCCTGGTCAATGTCAGTGAGTACGCGCGTAATATAACCGCGAGTGGAGGTGAGTCGGTTCAAGCCGTAAATACTGCGGTTGTCGAGCAGAAAGGGGTATCCGTTTGACTTGAGTTCCGCGCGAAACGTGAGTTCGTCGCAGTGCAACGGCATGTCGTTATCTTGCTCGTATTTGCCTTCGTATGATTCGGGTTCGCCCCATGGGAGCCATTCGTTTCGCAGAATGCTCGGATACATGGAGTTGCAGTCAACGTCAATGGCCTTGTCATATGCCCCTTCTTTTGCGGTCATGAATCCGCCAACATAGGCGTCATGCAGTGACTTTTTAGCTTCGGGTTCCAACTGTGGGAATTTATCGTAATACCATTTCCACTCACCTGCCACGAACGCTTCCATACTCGCACCGCCTGCCGTAATCTTACACAGGCCACGGGTATCGTATTCACGCAGAATATTGAGCAGTTGCGTGTCGGTCATAGTGAGTCGGCAGTTTTCGCGCAAAAGATTTGATATGTCGAAAAATCGTGCGGAATTGTTACGGTCGATACGCACCGTGAAGCTGAAAAATTTTCCCTTTTTGGACACTATGGCATCCCAGCTCAGGTTAGCGTTATGCTCGTTATGGGGGAGTGAATGCACGACATGAGCCATAAACGGGTCCAGCCATTCGGGGTCAGTCACATAGACGGCGAGCTTACCGCCCGACATGATGGACGCCAAAAGGCGATTAGGTACGGTAACGTCACGTAGCATAGTGCCGTCCGTAAAGCGTATGACATTATCCGCACACCATAATCCCACTCTACTGTTGCTCACCGTCATAATATAACTTCCCTTGACTGCTGACCGCTACTTTTCCAGTGCACCCGCTTCCGCCAACCACCGGTCAAACTGGCGGCGGGAACGCTGATAACCCTCACCGCCATCTCGGAACACTGAGGCGAAACCGTGTCGAACGGGGTCATATACCGTCCAATTAAAAACGATACGGGGGGCGTCTGTCTGTTCGATAAACGCACGTTTTTGCACGTTAGTCAACCTGCGGAATTGCTTGAGTCGCCTCGGGCCGAGCGTGGTAGCCAAGATTTTCTCGAAAATCTCGTACCTTCCGCGAGTCATATAGGACGGCCAATCATGATCGCCATACAAGCCTTTACCCTGTTTGTTCCGTTTTTTGGACGGCTTGCGTTTCCGTTCGGTGCGCAATCCCAATATTTCGGCCACATCATGCATCTGTTCGCGCAGTTCGTTCCGGCGTCCGCTCTCCAATTGGCTGCGCACGAACGCTTCATCGCTCAACACATTGGTCATTTGCATGAAGTCGGTGAGCTTTGACGGGATGATCTGATTACGTCCGAAACCCTCTCCCGTACTGCCTTCAAGTTCTGCCACGCGCTGATCAAACACGCTTCGCTGGGGCATGGCTTGCGCCTTGTTCCATTCGTTGATCTTCTGTCGTGCCGCGTTGATTTTCCGTTGCTGTTGCCTTAAGAGTTTGCGCCGTTTTGCCACCGGTTCCGCGTCGATTTGCGCATTGGTGATGGGCGTGCGCTGGGCAAACATGTAATCTTTTTTCGTCGGCTTTTCCACGGCAGTAGCGTGATAAGGGGTTGCCTTCGCTTCCGCGATGGCCTGTTTCTTCTGCCGCTCCCATTCCTTACCTAAGGTTTTGGCGATATTGACTAATTGCTGGTCTGCAGTTTTGGCGAGATTCGAGTGGGAGTAAGCGCCAAGCTGTTTGATGTTACGCGCGGCGCGGGCTTGCGCGGCCTGACGTGCCTTAATATGCTTCTGCTTACGGCTTCGGGACATAGTGCGCACCCTTTGAGATGGCGAGAGCACCCAAAGTGGGTGCTCTCTATGAACGAACGCTACTCAGTTATTATAGCAAGTTCACTTGGTTTCCTGATCGTCCACCGGCTCAATGCTGAAAAACTTGAAACCACGACGAGAACGGCGTTCCACTACCTTGATAGCCAATGGCGCTTCCCAAGTGTTCGGGGTTCCGAAGATGCCGAACATGGTGTTCAGTCCCGCGGCGAGAGTGGGGGAGGTGGCGGCGTACGCCTTGTTATCATCGGTCACGATGATGACACGCACGGTGTTGGAGATTTCGCCCGTCTGATCGTCCGTGACTTGTACGGCCTGTGCGACTGCGTTCACCATGTTCAACGGTTCGTTGAGGTGTTCGTCGAGCTTTTCGGCGTTCTGCAATGCCGAGTAGAGCTTGATCTTGCCTTCGCGGGTGGAAGTGTCGATAAAATGCTGGACAGTACCGAGTTCGGTGGATTCGGTGCTGAATGCGACAAGTGCGGTGTTAGCGTTTTCCATGATATTTACCTTCCCTTATGGTTATTGTTTTTTTGTTTTTAGGCTTATGCCTAAAATCTTTTATATCACATGCCGTCATTATTTTCAATATCGGCGTGTCGTTTGTGTGCGTGTTCTTCGGGATTCCATTCTTTCGGCTCTCCAAAAGTCGCATACTTGTAAAAAGTTTCCTCATTCATAGAGACTTTTTGCGAAAAAATACTGATAGATCGTGGGATGAAGTTAGGAAACAGTTTCTTCGCGCGAATCGAATACGCGCGCGCGTCCTTAAGTCGCCCGTCGATGACATGCTCGGCTTCCATAAAGTCGCCATCAACTAATTCCATGCCTTTCAGCACGGCATACACTCTCGTGCGGAAAATATCGGTTTTGACTCTAGCCATATGCATTACCTCCCTTATAGCAAGATTTTTTGCAATTCAATATCATTATAACGTGTCGTGTCCAGTCTGTCAAAATTTTTAAACACTGCAATGATAAGATTTTGAGCTTGTGGACTATCAAAGATCGTGCAGCAATCATATGACGTGCACCCTTTGACGGCGCAGACGGCGCACCATGCAATCAGATTAGGCGGGTTGATGGTACCGTCCAAATATTCCACATCATACGTTCTGGATAGGGCGGCGGAAAAACCGTCCGATATGGTCATGGTACCGCAGATCTGCGACACCGTTATCACCGCTTGCGTAAACCATGCGCTAACCCCGTCGCGCCACAGTTCGCACAGCATGTTCACCGCCCTGCAGCATGATTCATAATCGCCATAGCCCATGTCGTACCGTTTCAGATTCAACTCACGTTTCCGACCCCTCGTAGCCTTGACAATACGAGGACTCTCCATGATGGCGTCATCAAACCGGCGCAGTCGATATATTGGCGTGCGGTCATCCCCACGGTTAAACATAATACCTTCTTTCCACCTTAAAATATGCGATATTCCTAGTACGCGAGGGCACTGCCGCCCATTTGCGTATCAAGTCAGCCGCCTTGTCATATGAGGTTGCGAACCCTACTTCAATAGGGGGTTTATCGCCATGTCTCAGATACGCCAGTGCAACAAAAGTTTCATACATGGTTAAAACTCCAACTCTTCCTCGCCGGACTTGGCACCAAATGACCACATATCTGCCCACACGCGAACGTTAGGACAACGCTTCGGGGGGGACAAAGGTCTACGTTTATCCTTCACCCCCGCCCAAAACGCACGCAAGCGCCAGTAATAATCAGCATAGGCACAGTCCTTGCAGACCCACGAATGGAGCCAACCGCGAAAATACATGACTAATCCCTATCCAATAGTGGGGTTCGGGCAATGCCGATAGCATCCAACATCAAATCAACCACTTGGGAGCCATTCCCAGCATCATACGCGCACAAGGCAGACCCACCACACACACCACCGCACGGCGTACGGAACTGGATGGCATACCTCAGCTCGTACCGTTCACCGTGAGGACAAAACCACAATTCCACACGCCCCCCCACAAACGGGGAGTCAAACATGGCGACTTTCATATCAGCCTTGACCATTCCAGAAACCTTTCACTACAAAAACCAATAC